GTTGGTGGCAATTTAACTGTTACTGGTACTGCTACTGGAGCTACTCCATCTGTATCAGACGATAGCACTAAGTTTGCTACGACTGCATTTGTTCGTGACATTATTCCGTCTGGCGTTATCGTAATGTGGTCTGGTACTGTTGCCACAATACCTAGCGGCTGGTATTTGTGTGACGGTAATAACAGTACGCCTGACTTGCGTAATAAGTTCGTAATTGCTGCTAATGCCGATGACGCTGGTGTTGCTAAGACTAGCATTACTGGTTCGGCTACTCAGACTGGTGGTTCTAAGGATGCTATTGTTGTAAGCCATACGCATACGGCTACAGTTACTGATCTTGGTCACAAACATACTTTTCCAACTCGTTATGATTTTACTGGTGGTGGTAGTGGTTTCCAATCGCCTTATAACGGTTTAGGAACAAACGTAAACTCTGATACAACTACGGTAACAACAGGTATTAGCGTATCTAACAGCACTACAGGATCTAGCGGAACTAACGCTAACCTAGTACCTTATTACGCTTTGGCATTTATTATGAAGGCCTAATCATGGAAAAGTTGCCTCTTACTGATGAGCAAATTGAAGCCATTGCTGAACGTGCAGCAGAAGTGGCTTTTAAAAAGATTTATGAAGAAGTAGGTCGTTCTGTCGTTAAAAAGATATTCTGGATTGTAGGTGCTGGAGCATTAGGTCTAATGTTCTGGATGGCTGGTAATGGAACGCTGCCTAAATGATTGAAGTAGCTACAGCCCTGATGGTAATCAAAGGGGCTAAGGCTGCTTTTGATGTCGCTAAGGAAGCGTTTGACGAGATCAGAGAATGTGCTGAGGCTGGTAAGTCTGCTCACGAATCATTAGGGGCGCTTACCAGTTTTTTTTCGTCCGCTGGTAAGGCTGAAGAAGGCATAGCTCACGCTAAGGAGCTACAAGAGAATCCACCTGAAGAAGATAGTCGCAATGACTATGAGATCGTCATTGAGATGATGGTCGCTGAACGTCAGTTAAAGCAGTTCTACAAAGACCTGAAAGAGATGTTTATTTACCAGTTTCAGGAGCCTGGCTTATACGACGAGTTTATGTCTAGGCTGGAGAAACTTAGGGAAGATCGTAGAAAGCGGGAGACTGAGAAGCGACTTCATGCAAAGGCTGTAGAGATGGCTGCTAGACGAGAGAAAGCTAAGAAGGTTCAGTTTATTCAGGACTGCATTGCTATGGCACTTGGTGGGATAGTTTCCATTGCGATAATCATTGGTATTGTTTGGATGTTTACTTCGGGGGGCTAATGCTTACTTTATTCACAACATTAATTTCTTTTCTTTCTGGCGGTGTTCCTAAGTTGCTGGATTTCTTTCAGGACAAGTCGGACAAGAAGCATGAGCTAGAGTTAGCTAAGTTGCAGATTCAGCAGCAGGTTGAGCTACAAAAGGCTGGTTACCAGGCACAGCAGCATCTTGAGGAAATCCGTACAGATCAGATTGGTATTCAGACTAGGGCTGATGAGCGCATTGCCTTGTACAAGCATGACATAGAGATTGGCAAGGGTGCTAGTCAGTGGGTTATTAACGCTAGAGCGATGGTTCGTCCAACGATTACTTATGGGCTATTTATACTTCTTGTGGCTATTGATGTTGCTGGTGTTTGGTATGCGTGGACACAAGATGTTCCGTTCCAGCAAATGATTAACTTGGTTTGGGATGATGATACTCAGTTGATCTGGGCATCAGTCATTGCTTTCTGGTTTGGTACTCAGGCGTTTAGCAAGAAATGATGATGTCTGAGAAGGGTCGTAAGACTCTTAAACACCATGAGGGAGTAAGGAAAAAACCTTACCTTGATGCTGTTCTATTGTGGACAACAGGCGTAGGGCATTTGATTGCGCCTCAAGACCACCTAAAAATGAAGCTAGATGAGCGTAAACAAGCTAAAGCTGACGGTAGGCTTCAATGCCCACCAGAGTGGAATAGAACCTTATCCAACGAAGAAGTGGATCAGATATTGCAAAGCGATCTACGAAGGTTTGAGAGAGCTGTACTACGTCTGTGTCCTAATAATCTCAATCAAGGGCGGTTTGACGCTTTGGTCAGCTTTGCTTTCAATACTGGAATAGGTTGTTTACAGCGGTCTAGTATCAGGAGAAAGCACAATAGGGGCGATTTTGATGGCGCAGCAGAGGCTTTTATGTTGTATCGATTTGCTGCTGGTAAAGAGTTTAGAGGTCTGGTCAACAGGCGTAAAGATGAGAGAGCCATATATTTAGGAGGCTAGCATGAAGAAACTTGCTGTTGTCTTATCGTTAATTAGTTGTTATAGTTTCGCGCAAGAAGCAGCAGGTTTTGAAAATAATGCTGGTGGCTGGACGGTTATAACGACTAGAGACCAGTATTGCGGGTCTAAAGGTATGTTTGATGGGTATGCGTTTGGTACTGAGTCATACCATCGATTTTGCTGGCTAAGACGTAATAACGCGATCCTTGTTGTGTTTGATACTGGTGACAATCGGACATGGCACGCTGACTCATTCAAGCTGCTTGAAGTTGAACCAGAATATAAGGGTAATAAATTGTAATGCCTAAGAAAAAAGAAGATTGGATGCCAGCTTGCCAGTCCTGCTCATTTTTCGAGATTGAGCCAAAAGAAGAATTAGGTTATTGCAGACGATTCCCACCTACAACGATCAGTGTGGGTGATGACAATTACGACACTATTTTCCCAATAGTTTCTAGGGAAGAATGGTGCGGAGAATTCCATCGATTAACAAATTGAGGAAATCATGGGTAAGCTATCTTGCACAGACCAAGAGTTTATTAGTCTGTGGAATAAACACGGTTCGGTAGTAGAGTTGTCAAAAATACTAGGAATTACTGATAGAAACATAGCTTTAAGACGCAGGAAGATTGAAGAAAAACACGGTATTGTGCTGGCTGGAGTCGCTAGGAATAGCCCAGACTTTAAAGTAACTTACGCTCACAACAATGTTAGAACAAATGTAAAGTTAGGAAACGGAATTATTGTTATAGGCTCTGACTGTCATTACTGGCCTGACATTATCAGCACAGCACATCGTGCATTCGTAAAGATCATCAAAGAACTAAAGCCAAAGATGGTCGTTATGAATGGTGATGTATTTGATGGTGCATCTATCTCTCGTCATCCCGTATCTGGATGGGGAACTACTCCTACAGTAAAACAAGAACTAGAAGCCTGTCAGGAACGCTTAAAAGAGATCGAGAAGGCTGCAAAAGGATCTGCCCTACACTGGACATGGGGCAACCATGATATGCGCTTTAATGCCCGTTTAGCGGCTCAGGTAGGAGATACTTGGCGAGGTGTTGAGGGCATGAATTTGACTGACCATTTCCAGCGATGGAAGTTCTCCACAAGCATTATGGTTAACGAAAATACAATGATTAAACATCGTTATCATAATGGCATCCATGCGGTTTATAACAATACGATGAAGGCTGGTGTCAGTATTGTTACAGGACACCTGCATAGCCTTAAAGTTACTCCCTGGTCTGATTATCGTGGGGATAGATACGGTGTAGATACAGGTACACTATGCGACGTTAGTGGTGACCAGTTTGAGTATTCTGAGGATAACCCAAAAAATCATAGATCAGGATTCGCAGTTTTAACTTATGTTGACGGTAAACTGTTACCACCTGAACTATGCCAAGTATGGGATGAGGATCACGTTGTTTTCCGAGGTTCTTTAATCTCGGTATAGGCTTCATCTGCATAGGTTTTGGCGGTCTTTATCATCTGTTCTGTTGATAAACCGCCTCTACCTATTAGACCACCTAGAGCTGCTACAAAACACATATTCCATGCTTCATTTGTCGGTACTTGTTCATAAGTACCTACATTCCACTTAGGATCGTCAGGATTCTTTCTAGGTCTAGCCATGAAATGCCTCTAGTAAGCTAACTGGGTGGATTATTTTCTTTTTGTTGGCTCTGCAAAGCCTTTGACGCTCTGCTCCGGTCATCTTAAATCGCTTCTTATCTTTACCAGATCCCCACTTGTATACCTTGATTTGATCCCTGCCTCTATTGTCCTGCTCCCAGTCCGAAACATGAACCAAGCGGTGCTTTTGGAATATCCGCATTAGATTGCTGACGGTAACGTAATGCAACTTAGATTTTTCAGCCATCTGATGAATCGTCAAATCATCCTTCATTAGTATTTTAATTAATATTGCGTAAGATTCTTTACTTGTCTTTGTCATTAGAATATTCAATTTCTCGCATTAAATACCAGAGGGCTTTTTTAAGGTCTTCCGTCCTATCGCCTTTTTTACCTGCTCTGGATATATATTTAACGACATTACCAAGGTGGTAACTTAGTTCTTTAGCCTCGATAAAATCAATCGTATCAATGCCACCTGTCTTATAGTGCGATGGGTTTATAGGGTCATTCATCTTTAACGAATACTCCATCTTTATTGAGGAAGCCTTTGCGGTCTTTAATCTCGTTATACGCAGATTCTAGGCACTTTGTCAGGTCTAGGTCTTCTAAAGCCCCCACCACAATAAGACAAACAAGCACATCACCAAGACCATCAATAATAGCAGGTCGATTCCGTTTAATAATAGCATCAGCAAGTTCTCCCATTTCGGATACTGCTTTTAATAATTGTGTTTTGGAATCTGAATTAGCGATGATGCCTCTAGCTTCAGCCCATCGAATAATATCGAGTTCGGTAATATTCCAAGTCACTTTAAAAGTTCCTTAATCTCAGCGATTGATAGTCCAAATACTTCATGAATCTTAATCATAATATCTGCTGAGACATTAGATTTACCGTTACGAATACGGCTAATGATTGGTGGTGCAACGTCTAGTCGTTCAGACAGTTGACGGTCATTTTTAATCTCAAAGCGTGATTGCAGTTCGTCAAGCAGTTTCAATGTTATCTCCTATGGTTAAGGTGCAGGGTCACTAGATATGGAGCATCCAAAGGAGGTTCTAGCCCCTGCTGCCGATGTTACGCGCCACTATCGGCTTGGCGTGTTAGGTGGGTACTCGCTTCGTCTGGGATGTTTTGCAGTCGGGCCGACTTGTCCGTATTCTTTCAACGGTGAGCCGATAGCTGTTACTCACCAGCATCCGCTTTCCCCAAAACCATCAGAAGGGTATTTTTTCGTCTGGATCTTCTTCAACCTGCTTCTTAGGCCGTTGCGGTTTCTGATCTTTAGGCTTTACAGACAAGCTGAAGAACTTATTGCCATTCTTAGACTCTTTAAGCCATCCAGAGAGCCAGTGATCTACGCCATTAACATTAAGCGATCCAGAATAATCTGGGTGATTATCTGCGGTCTTATTCTGGTTCTTCATCAACATACCGCGATTAGTATTATCGTATTCCATCATTTTCCCTTATTGAGTGTGTTTCTTAATTGCACTGCGTTGCTTGCTATCCAACTGGCTCCAGAGTGCAGTTTTCCAGTCTGCATCTAGTTCCAGAGAATTGATATATTCCACTGCTCCGCTAATATCGTCCTTGTTAATCATAGAAACGACATTCATGGCGAAATCACAGATCATCCCCTGCTCATCCTGGCTCATGCTATCAAATACAGACTTAGCGATAGGTTTGTGAGACTTAGGATCGTCTGAGCCTGTTGTAGCGTCCAGTGCATCATGCTCGACAATCTCAAGTGCCGTAACGTAAAGGTATCGACGGGAATATGTTTCTACTGCACCTAGATTCTGGATAGGATGCGTTCCTTTTAAGTTTGCATCTGCCATTGGGCTAGAGAATGTAATTACTCCACCATTCTCAGTGTCAACGATACGCAGTTCGGCATAGTCTTTGGTAAAGCTAACGACTGAGCAGAGTTTTAGTTCTGCAAAGATACGGTTGATATTAGGCAGAAAATCGCCAAGCTCAAAGTATTGGTAGCCAGCGAACTTATTATGACCAGACTTCTTAAGTGGTTCTAATTGAAGTTTGATTCTGGCTTGCTGGAGTTTTTCATAAACTTTATATTCAGACATTATTTATCCTTTATTGAATTTTTTATACTCGATGATATTGAATGATTTGTTTTCCTGTACATGTTGTACCGGATTAGCTTTAGATTGAATTTCCTTGCGAATTTTTGCAAATGTTTTAGAAATATTTGTACTGGCAGAAGGAACATATTTAAACGAAGGGTCTAAGATTGATTTCATATTGAACAAGAAAGAATGTAAAGAGCCAACATTAAAACAGCAATTACAGCTGGATGTCTAGCCAACCAGTCATTCGTTGAAAGTAGCTTTTTCATAGCGTTCTTTCTCCCATATTAACTTATCAACGTGAGCCAAAGCTCTGCCGAAACTATCAATTTCCTTGCCAAGTGACTTACAAAGCATCTGACGGGCTATCTCCATGCCTTCAGCAATACCGTCTTTATAGGCTTGTGTGCGTACATCTGAAATGATTGGATTTTCCATTATTTGCCTCGCAATTCGTCAGCATAATCTTGATAATCTTCTTTAGTCAGCACAACATCTGGTGCTGATTTGGTAGCACGACAGATCATTGCAGCTATCTCATTGCTCATAACCTGGCGCAGCTTGTCGGCATCAAAGCGGTTATTAGCCCAAACTGACAGGATATTGCTAAATTCTTCAGCTATTACGTCAGCGTCCAAATCGCACAGGAAATCGTCGGGATGGCCTGTTTGTATTTCGTTAAGATAATAATATTGCAATTCATACTTATTCATATTGATCTCCTAGTAGCCGCAGATGCGGTAGACAGATAGTGCTACAACACAATAATTATGTCAATGAATTATTTTAATTAAAATCAATGTTGCAATAGATAAATACAATTGACAATGCTAGGTTATAGCCGCACTATATTTCAGCAACACAACTTTAGGAGGTAATGTGAAACTTACTGAAATTGCAATACTGACATTTGTATTTATATGTGGTGCGCTATCTATTTACTGGGGCATGAAGGCTAATAATGCGCCGCCTAGAACGTCTTGTGCTTTTGCTGAGATTAGCCCTGACTTTAGCCATGCAGATCGTGAGAAGTGCCGACAGATAAGGGGTCATAAGCTATGACTGATGATATTGGCGATCAGTTCGCTCACCGGCTGGCGGTAATGCTGGAGTGTGCATTGCTTGACCCAACTGGCACATGGAACGACGCACACGCACTGCTGGATGAGTACCACGAGGCACTATACGAACGCGACAGGGCGATGGGTTTGCCGTATGTCAGCGGATTTGGAAAGGATTGATATGAGCAAACTTAAAACCCTGACTATCCCGAACCACTACCAAGTCGATGCCAAAGCTACGTTGCAAGAGGCGATGGACGAGACACCGGATACCGTGATTGTGCTGTGTTTCTGGAAAGACCGAGGGCAATTCAAGATTAAGACTTCCGCTGTGCAAGATCGCCTGATATTGATTGGCGCATTGGAAGAATCCAAAAATAAAATTATTACGGATGGGTACACATCATGACCGACAAAGAAGCAGAGATTGAACTGCACAAACGCTTGCTATTCCAAGCGCAGACAGCCGCAATCGGGTTGAGCAGGCAGTTGGAAATCTACGAAGCGGCACTGGAGTCAATCATTCTGATGCGTGAAGATTCATTGGAAGCAATAGAAGCCAAGAAAGCATTGGCACAAGTGAGAGGAGTGTTGTTATGAAACCTGTAGCATGGATAAAGATACGCGAACTGTCGTATATGAAAGCCGTAGCAGAACACGGCAAGCACGACTGGCAAAC